GCCCGTCCGCGGACGGGCCCGGACCAACTGGCCCGGCTATTGGCAATTTTCTCTTCTTTGGTCATGCCGGCAAGTTCCTTCTCTCTATCTGCCACCGCCAAAGCTTCCCGATCATAGGTCGCCACCCTTCCTTCAGCATCCTCAATTTGACTTAGATCCTCATCATCAGGATATACTTCCTCAACACCAACATTTGCAAGGTCTTGCATTGCAGGATCCTCTGGATCCTCTATCTCCTCGTAATCTTCTGCTGCAGTAGCTCCAGACTTAAGTGGCTTCAAAGCAGATGATAGATAAGCACCAATCTTTTCATATCCTGGCTCTGCGCCGAGCTGCCTTATAAATGACTCAAGCTTATTAATTGTGGTTACCTTATCTGCCATCTCAAATACCTCATCTAAAGCAGCTGGCTCAATATCAAACCCTGGATCACCGAGATTTACTTCAATCTCACCAAGAACCTTTGCAACTGCTGAAAGAACAAGTATGGAGTCATCTAGTACATCTTCCAAGGCATCATCAAGCTTCTTCTTACCAGACTTTGCGGCGCGCATTTCCTTTTCAACTTGTCTAGCAGCTGCTTGTGCAGCATACTTCTCTTCACGACCCCTATCTACAGTTGTACCCGAAATGAAGCCGGCAAGACCAGCCTCAACTGCCGTGGCAATCTCAGCACCACGTTTGTTGATTTCGTCTTTATTTGTTTCTAATAGACTTAGCAGCGCTTGCTTCTTACCAGTGAAGCCGAAAGTCTTACGAGCAGTGATCACCTCTTCGTGTGTGATGATATCAAGGTTGAAAAGGATGTTTCTAATGAATGTAATAGTATCAAGAGGAGCTGAACTATGTCCAGCACTTCTTATAGTAGATGTGATAGGTTTAAAAGCGTCATGGTATGGTGTATATGGAGAGCGTGAAGCTTCTGCTATGATTCCTAACCGCTTTACTAGATCTTTAAATTCAAACGAACTCATATTGATATTTATTGTACAGTAGAGATTTTTGAGGAACTATCATATAATTAATGTATGACGTTAACTTATGAAGACTTCAACTTAATGACACTAAGTGAGATCAGTAACCTACAAGGTATAGGTAAAACTGTGGCGAAGAGAATTGTTGCCATGAGACCATACAGGGAGACAAACGACCTATTCAAAGTCAAGGGATTAGGCGCAAGAACACTAAAGGTATATGGACTTGAGAAGGTTAAGAACACTACAAGGCGGAAGTGGGTAGTTGCTGATGATGATGGTGAGGAGTACCCAGCTAATGCCTTAGCAACTGATACTCGAACCAACATGGTCAAGTTATTCTGGCGAGTGCCAAAGGAGTATCGCGAATATCTTACTAAGTAGAATTTACCTGTATAGATTATAAGTATTATTATGAATGTAACGCGGGTGGTAGGTAATGAGACTCAATTAGAAGGGAGTGGAATCTAACGTTATTTGCGCTATTTTCGGATCAAAAAGTCCTAGTATGTTTGAGGTGTTGTACGAGGCAAATAAGGTGAGAGGAACCTTTGCATCATCGGTGTGTTCTCTAAGAGATACCTCTCAGCACTTAGTGAAAGCTGAGGGAGCAATCAACTTTGATAAGTTCATGATTGATAGTGAAGCTGACTACTTCTTCGGACATGTTCAAGCTCCAACAAGTAAGAAGCGAATATGGGATTCAGATACATCACACCCATTCGATACATTTAGTTGGATGGTGTGTCATAATGGTGTTTTGACAAATGATGATAATCTGAGAGACTTAATTAAAGGTACCAGCGCCCTTAAGGATAATCCAGTAGATACAAGTGTGATCGGCGCGTTGCTAGACCAGTATCATAGTGACACCGCTTTGAGACTCAAGCCAGTACAGGTCATCGAGAAGGTAGCTAGCAAGTTAGAAGGTACATTTGCCCTATCTATTCTACTCAAAGAGACAAACGAACTATTCATAACAAGAGTCGGGTCAATATTACATTATGATAACCGAGGGAACTTCTCTACAATGAAGGGCAACGGGTTTAAGGAATTAAAAGAAGGCGTCATTATGAGACTTAACACAAGAACAAGTAGATGGAACAAAGTGGGATCATACCCAGTTGAATCGCCATTCGTATTCATATGAGCAACATGATTTACTCAGCAACTAAAGGTAATAAGAAGACTACCGCCTTATACCAAAGTCTATATAGACAAGGAGCAACAGGAAATGCTGTATTCAAAGAGAACAACAAAGAGTCTATTGCTAAGGTGTATAATAGAGCAATTGATATTGCTTTAGATAATGACATTGACTACTTGTTCCTTATCCATGATGATGTTTCCCTAGATAATTTAGAGAGCTGGACAGATCCAGATTTGCAGACTACTCCACTAAAAGCAAAGAAGCTATTCTCACGATATGATGTTGTAGGTGTAGCTGGAGCAAGTCAGCTCGATGTAAAACCACCAGCGTTGTGGCATATCATGGGCGGTAAGGGTAATTTGCATGGTGCAGTTGCTCATGGAACCTCTGACCTTAAGCAAATGACAAGCTTCGGACCATATCCACATCAAACAGTAGTGCTTGATGGTGTGTTCCTTGGTATTAGTAGAAAGGTGTTCAAGGAGGTTAGGTTCGATGAGAGCTGCCCCTCTAAATGGCACTATTATGATCTTAATTACACCCTAGAATGTCATAAGGCTGGGTTCAAAGTAGGTGTTGAGAACATTTACATTACTCATGCATCACCAGGGTTAGATGTAACAAAGGATATGACAGAGTTTGAAGCTGGGCAGGAATGGTTCATTAATAAGTGGAAGCAAAAATGAAGATCGTAAATAAAAAGCTTGATTTTGAAAAACAGTAATATATTATCAAATTGTGAGTAATCTTGACTTAGACTATTTCGAAAACGTCATCATTTATAAGAGTCTCACCGATAGCGGATACTTAGCAGCGATTGCCGACTATGTAAAGCCAGAGTTCTTCAAGAACAGTGCAATCACCCGCGTATTCGCTATTGTTAAGGAGTTCGTAGAGGAGAGAGACTGTACACCGACACCAACAGAGATTAAAGCAAAGCTAGAGTCTGATAAAGACCGAGCAGCCTTCAAAACTCTTGTTAAATCGTTCGGAGAGATTGATAGAAACTTCAATAACGATGAGTTGTATGAGAATACAGAGAGGTTCCTTAAGGAGAAAGCCGTATACCATACGATGTTGGAGGTTGCCTCTGAGATATCAGCAGGTGAACTTAATACATCAAGTATATTAACAAGCTTTGAGGAGTCTTGTAACATTAACTTAGTGACAGACCTCGGGCTTAACCTATATGGTGATATATCGAGTGTTATTGACGACCTAAATGCTACAGAATCATACATCTCAACGGGCTGGCCATGGTTAGATGACTGTTTAGATGGAGGTTTTAGGGAGGTAGGTAAGGCGTTGTATGTGTTTGCCGGTGAAACAAACATTGGTAAGTCAATCTTCCTTGGTAACATAGCTCATAACATAGCTCGACAAGGTAAGAACGTCTTAATCGTTACTTTAGAGATGTCAGAGCTACTATATGCACGCCGTATATGTTCAGATGTATCAAAGATACCACTTAGAGAGCTTAGTACCAATGAACACTCATTGAGAGAAGCGATTAATGATCAAAAAGGTGGGATATACATCAAAGAGTTCCCACCATCTACCATAACACCTAATCAACTTAAAGCGTTCATCCAGAAATTCGGGGAACAAGGAATCAAACTAGACTGTATTGTAATTGATTACATAAACTTACTACATTCGACTATGGGTACCAACTCATATGAACGAGTAAAGTATGTTACTGAGCAGTTACGGGCAATGAGCTATGTGTTTGGTTGCCCAGTTGTGTCAGCAACACAGCTTAACAGGTCAGGCTTCGATGTTGACAACCCAGGAACGGATACAATCTCTGAATCTATTGGGTTAGCAGCAACGGCTGATGCTCTTATCTCAATTTTCCAGAATGCTGAGGATAGAGAGATGGAGATTATTAGAATTGGTATGATGAAGAACAGATTTGGTGTTAGAGGTGTTGTTAGACCGATGTCTATCGACTATACAACACTTACTATTACAGAAGCAGAAGACTTAGATGAATATGGTGACGGAGACGATGAGGGTATCAATACTCTCGCCGCGTTAGCCAATTGATTTATGTGAAATCTCAGGTAAATAAATAAAGTGAATGTGCTAATACTAACGGATAGCGATCTAGATGGATCAGGTGCTGCCCTACTCATTAATAAGCTATACTCATCAGCAAAAGTGCGCATTGAAGAGGTGTTTAAATCAGACCTCTTTAGGCTATTGAAGTCGCGCCGAACTGAACTGGAGTTATATGATGTGGTGTATTTGCTAGACATTGATCCTGAATTAGAATCCATCCCACATCTTAGTAAACCTAACTTTGTTATCATAGATCACCATGAGACTCACATGGAAAAGAAGAAGCTATACAAGGAGTGTAAGGTTATTGTTGAGGTTTATGAATCATGTGCTAAATTGATCTATGATAAGTTTAAGATGGCTAAAATGTTTAACAACCCTGAGCTTGATAGCCTTATCAAAGCTATCAATGGGTATGATTGTTACTCACTCGATCATCCCGACAGTTTAAAGCTAAATGCCATTCACAGAACATACAACCGCCCAAAAGCTCCCAAGTTTATTGAGAGCTTCTCAGAGGGTCTAAGACCTTATACCGCTCTAGAGCGTAATAGTATCAAAATATACTTCACCAAGCTTAAGAACACTATAGACGCTCTAGAGCCAGTTACTCTAGAGTATAAGGGCGATAAAATTGTCGCCGCGTTGTGCTCATTTGGTATTAATGAAGTGGCACACTACATGTTGAAGACTTATAAGGCGCAATGTTGCTTATTAGTTAACATCACTCCAAAGATGGTATCCATTAGATGTACGGAAGATGCAAACATCTCAGCGTGTCTATTAGCTGAGACACTTGGGGATGGAGGAGGTCATATAAAGTCTGCAGGGTGCAAGCTAACTGACAAAACAATTAAGTTTATAGAATTATTTCAACCATGTTAATGACCCCAAAAGTATCATCTCCATCTAGTGAATTGATGGACCGCGAAACAGAGCATCTATTGCTTAGCTTCTGTACATTCTGTACTATGTTAAAGGGTAAGAAGCTCAGCTTACAGAATGTATTCCTATTAGTGCTCCAGGATGAGTTACTAAGGGATATGCTCAAGGAGCTACTTACCACTCCTAACAATTTCGAACTTGTGAGGTTGTTTATTGACTTCGACCCATCTATTACACGATCAAAGTATGTTACTAAATTCCTAAATGCGAATCCAAATGTCAGACTATGACTCTATCAGAGCAAAGTATATACAATACACACTTAGCAGTATCACGTCAGGCTAAAGGTAAACCTTTTAAGCTTAGGAGAGACTTTTCAAAGATCGATGCTACCAAGAGTCTAGCCACTACTAAGATCGAAAAACTTCTAAGTAAGTACCCTCACATTGCTCCAAATGACTTCTTTAAAGCGCCATATGAATTGTATGAAGACACTGATTATTTTGACTTAGCATTCTACACAACTCCGGCTGCGATTAAAGCATACACCTTATTTAAAAGAAAACAACAGCTTGCATCTGCTGATAATGAAGATACAATAAAGAGAGTGCAAAAAAGCATGATGTTTGTGTATCGATACTGTAAGAGTAACGACTTAACACTTGACGAGTATCCCAACCATATTGAAGGCACAATGCCTGCACCTTTAGTTCATTTAAAGCACAATCATATCACCTTCTACACCTTACACGGATTAAATATATATGAGAGTTTGAAGGTGATCGACAATGAGTTGCTCGAGTTTTTCATACCGGATTTCTGGAGCTTATTCCAATCGTCAAAAACCAAATACCTCTCATCAAAGAAACAAAAAACAATAGTAAATAAAAGTAAAAAATTATTAACATTAACACTAGCAAAACAGCAAAACCAAGTATAATAAAGATATGAAGAAATTCAATAACAAAATGTTCGAGTCTATTAAGGGAGCCCTTAATGACAATAAGTCAGCTAATTCCAACTACTCAGAGATCCTTAGGTGCTCCCCGGGTAACACCTATACGGTACGATTGGTGCCATACCTAGAGGATACAGCGAAGACATTCTTTCACTACTATAACCATGGGTGGACATCATTCGCAACTGGTCAGTATGTTCAGGCGTTGTCTCTTCAAACCTTTGGAGATAGAGATCCGATCGCAGAAGAGCGTTTCAGATTGTCTCGTATGGGGACAGAAGAAGAGAAGGCAAAGGCAGCTGAACTGCGCCGTGCTGAGAAGTGGTTGGTAAACGTTTATGTGGTCGATGACCCAACGAACGAAGACAACAACGGCAAGGTCAAGATTTTCCGTTATGGAAAGCAGATCCAGAAGATTATCGATGAAGCAATCGAGGGTGAGGACGCTGAGGAGTTCGGCGCTCGTATCTTTGATATGGGACCTGATGGAGTAAACCTTAAGATTAAGGTTGATAAGCAGGGTGAGTATCCTAGCTACACAACTTCACGCTTCACAACTGTCGGTAAACTTAATCTTTCTGACGATGAGATTGAAGAAGTTCATAAGAGCGCATTTGATCTTGAAACGGTCTTCCCAGCGAAGACTGTAGATGAGCTCAAGGAGATGTTCGCTGAGCACTTCACTTGTGCAGATACTGATGAGGGTACTGACGACAGTGATGACACTCCGGAGCCAGAGCCAGAGCCAAAGGCTAAAAAGCAACCAGCTAAGAAAACTGAAAAGAAGTCGGATGAGTCTGTACTCGAAGACGACGAGATCGAAAAACTCCTTGAAGGAATTAACTAAATGACACCACAAGAGAAAGCGTTAGTAACG